TCGTCCTCTACTTTACATCCAGTTGCTTCTTGGATCCAGTTGAGAAAAGTCATGAGGTGAAAGGTGAACTACACTAGTGGAGCAGTTTAGAGGTGAGTAATAATCTCACCCCATAAGTTCAACGAACATAGAGGAAAGAACCGTAATGATCTACGATCTCAGGGTTCTCAACTAAGGACTCAAGAAAGAACCGGATACCCTTAGCAGGTGCCTTGAATGATGCGGGTTTGTAACATGCTCCAGACTCTTTGTCGATGAACATGAACACCCCATTATTTGTGGTCAAACCATGACGGTGCATCCTGATGTTTTTTACTTTGATATATCTCTTACCTACACTATATTCTAACTTAGAGTAAGAACCGAATTTGGTTACATTAACTTTCCAAAGATTGTTAACTTGTTCGATGAATGCGTCAGTGAGGAATTCGATTTTGGTTTGAGTGGGTGTCATGAGTTGAATGAGTGATTACAATAGTGGGGCAATTTAGAGGTGAGTAACAATCTACTCACCTAATCATATCATGCGAAGATGAAACCATTAGTGAAATCACAGGTATTGAAGACTTTACTTTGTCCTGCCATTCCTACAAACTTATCAACATACCACTGAAAGTTCTTCTGATAGACACATTCACCCTCTACACAGAATTCAGCACAAAGTGCGTTCAGTCTCGATTTAGTTGTGTTTGATTGCCAACCTCCGTCGAAGATTGTCATAGAGTTGTCATCAATCTCTGCAATCTTGTTACCATGAAGGAATACAGAAGTGACGACACATTTGTCACCATCATTGAAGAAATTGACAACCTTAGTATTACCTGATTGCCAATCCTTATCTTGTTTGATTGCTTCGATCATTTGGGTTTCGATCTTTCTCATGATTTGAAGTGTGTGGTTACATCTATAGGGCACTTTAGAGGTGAGTAACTTTATTAGCTGTGAACATCCATGAAATCTTCTAGTGTGAATTCCTCACCTGTATCAGTCTCTTCAATCAATTGTTCGATTGTGAGTTCTTCCATCTCTTTGCGATATTGTGATGGTGTTGGATCTTGTGGATCATAATCGTCATGACAGAGATACTCCCACTCATGGACAAGTGCGTCTACAAGTTGTTCTTTGGTGTAGTTCATATTAACGTCCATTAGTGTAGTCACCTACGAGTTGATAATGTCCTTTGACATTGTAATATCCAACCTCTGCGTATCCATACTCTTCAGATAGATTGAAACAGATATCCCATGCCCTATCAAGATCACCGGGGCAACTGGTGTTCTCATAAGGATCGGATGGACATTTAACGAGGTAGTTAATCATAGTTTGAATGTGTGGTTACATAAGTGGAGCAATTTAGAGGTGAGTAACAATCTACCCACCTCAATTAGTATCAGAGAACTTGAGGGATCTCTACGATTTCAGGTTCTTGATCATCAAATTCATGGAGATTGTAACAAGTCCAGAAACCTTCTTCCCACACATATGCGTATTCTTCACCCCTACCAAGGAACTCAAAGAGATCCTTATCTAAACGTGGAGGAGTGTTCTCACCACGTTCTGAGTAATACTGAGGTGATGCTTCTGCCTTGACTTTAGTATAGACAGTCTCACCATCTTTGTTCATAACCAACTCTTTGGTGACAGATCCGTCAGATTGAATGACTTCTTGTCTGAGAGGTTCAGAACTCCAAGTCTGAGTAGAATAACATACAGACATATCACCTCCATCAATCAAATCAGATGCTAATTCTTGTGAGTTAAAGTTCTCGACAAGTTTAACACCCAACCACTGAGGATATGAATCCCAGTGGTGATATGCCGAAAGAATTGAACCATCAATAAGTTTGATTCCGATTCTGCCTCTAGTTCCCATGGTTTGAAGTGTGTGGTTACATCAATAGGGCAATTTAGAGGTGAGTAACATTATTTTTTACATACACCACGAAGAGCTTTAGCAATAGTGTCAGGTTTAACGTCTTTAGCTGTAGCAAATGCTTCCAATTCATTCAAGATAATATTATTGTCGAGTAATCGATATGACTCAGTAATATAAAAGATTTGTGATTTTGTCAGAGACATCACTACAAACTCCAGATATTCTACTCTATCACTAAAAAATAATGACATCTTTTCATTATCAATTCCTTCTATACAATCCTGAACAACATGATGCGCTTCATGTCTCAAAGTATCATAATCATTTTTTGTCCACTCAACCTGTTGATCTGATGTTTCAATTCTATCATCTTGACATATCATAATTGCATTGTATTCGGGAGAATACATACCAGATTTGCTACCATCACACAAATCTGTGTCATTTAAGAAAACTTCAACACCCACATCATTCAAAACTTTTTTTAGTTCATCATGATTTAAATGTGTTTCTGCACCTACACCTGGGATTGCAAAGAGTGATAGACCAATAACACTTGATGCAATCTTTTGAAGTAACCTCATTATTTTTCTGCCCAGATGAACTCAACTCCACCATCTTCAGGATCTTGACCATCAACAATCCACTCATCCATGAGTGCCTTTGATGTTTCAATGTCTTCTAATTCTACAAAATCCATGAACCTATTAAAATAGGTTTTACCCATCACATCAATGACATTTTCCATGGTGACATTCATTAGTTGTTCTCTTTGAGAGTTTTGAGGTTAGAGAGGATTTGAGTTACTACACTTTGTGAGTATCCCACAGCAAATGGTGCCGTGTGACAAACATTTTTGGGATCAGATTCATCACAATCGTAGTTCACTTTATTGAGAACTTTGAGGACTTCCTCTACACTCTCAACAATAGTGTCATAGTGTGATCTTGAAATTGTGATTGGTTCCATGGTGTGTAACCTTACATAGATGGAGCAATTTGGGGGTGAGTAACAATATCACCCCTTATAGTTAGTTGAACTTACCAGTGGTGAAGTTAGTATATGCAAACACAGGACGATCAACAAGTTTGTAAGAACGACCAGAGTCAGAATAGAATACGAAACCCTCACCCACAACCTCAGTACCATCAGGGAGATAACACTTAGGAGAGTCGTGAACAATCATAGAAGACATGAGATCTTCTTTGATGTCAGTCAACAACTGATACAGATTTGTGAGGAAGTTATCACCCAGAATCCAGTTGAGATCACGATCCTCGGGTGTTTCTCCTGACTTGATGAGAGCGTTGATCTGTTGTTGAGCTACGAGTGACTCTTTGTCAGACATAAACTGAACTTTACTGAGATTAAAGACGGGAGGTTTGACGTTCTGATGAATGAAATCAACAGAAGGTTGAACCCACTTGATATGTGGGGTATCAACAAATACCTCACGGAGAGGTTCAGCAACTGCGTCAGACAACTTACCAACTACATCATAGATTGTATGAGGTGCGATGACAAGTTTTTGTTGAATAACTTCAGGAAACACATAAGTTAGAGTGTTGTTCATGAAGGCACTTGTGCGACCGAAACCCATGAAGTCACCCTGATAAACACCAGTGAAGATATCACGGGGAATATACTTCAACATCAAAAATAGCATGTCTGCTACATCTTGTTGATGACCGAAGTGAGTATGAACATCCTCATTGTTGTAACAGATACGATTCTTTTTCTTGTTAAATGCCGCTTTGGTACACACAAAGAACCTACCAGTTTCTGGATGTTTACCCCACACAATAGAGGGAGCACCATCAATCTTAAGGGACACGTGTCCGGGTCCATAAAGATCTTTGAACGCTCTCAGATCACCCGTGAGGATGGTATCTTCTGGGTGTGGGAGATGTGTGTTTGCCATAGTGGTTGAAGTGTCTTACAGTAGTGGAGCAGTTTAGAGGTGAGTAATATTATTCAGAACGAACTTCGTGAATAGTTCCATAACGATCATATCCTAGACCATTAACTCTTTTCTTAAGATGTGCTGTGTTGAGAGCTCTAACCTCAATCCTTTCTTTGATATGTCCAGTGTAAACTGTGACTTCATAGATGTTCATAGTGATTGAAGTTTTTGAAGTTTGTTCTGTCTACCAATGGTAGCAACTTCATATGACTTGAGAAGAACTTTACCATCATATGTCCACCGAAGTTGTTTAGTTTTCAGTGAACATACACGTTTGAGAGTAATCATTCTGCGTCATCCTCTTCTAGTTTCTTACCTGCCATGGATGGACCAATCCAAACGCGTTGATCATCATAATATTCAAATACATGACTACGACGAAGTGACAAGAGTAAATCATATCGTTGACGTTGATCTTGAGTAAACTTAAAATCCTGTTTACGATAAGTTTTCTTCATTTCAGCGAGTTCAATAAGAGTTGAACAACGTTGTTCAGTTGTAGAGTGTGACATGTGTTCGTGTGTCTTACAATAGTAGAGCAGTTTAGAGGTGAGGTATATTATTTCTTTCTACGTTTCTTGTGTTTGTCAATAAAGTTACGAGCACTATCTTCGTTGTTGCATACTTTGAGTTGTTTTCCTTGATGAATGACCATCAATTTACCGCGAATAGGTACACAGGCATACATCTCTGGGTCATCCCAAGCACCAACAACAAAACCATTCTTAGGTGGTT